TACTTAATAGAGGTCAAGGTGCTATGTCAGATTTAGATGCTAATCGTATGGGTAATGCGATTGTATCTGGTGGCACAAATATGAACCCTAATTCATTAGGTATATTAGGTGGAATGTTTGGTAATGCACCAGCAGCTAGAAATACGATTTATGTTCCCAAACAAGGTGATTCAAAAATGTTTGGAGGTCTTACTGATACAGATTACATGAGATATATGCAAAATATGTCAGGATTGTTGAGATAATGGCTCAAGATAGCCGATTAAAACGAGCTGGTGTATCTGGTTATAATAAACCTAAACGCACACCAAGCCACCCAACAAAATCTCATGTCGTAGTTGCTAAATCTGGAGACCAAGTTAAAACAATTAGATTTGGGCAACAAGGTAAAACAGGTGATAAAGAAATGACAGATAGAGCAAAGTCATTTAAAGCACGTCATGCTAAAAACATAGCAAAAGGAAAAATGTCAGCTGCCTATTGGGCAAATAAAGTGAAGTGGTAGAAAGCCCATGCACTTATGAGTGTCATTTAATTGATGACCATTGTATAAGATGCCAAAGAACGTTATGGGAAATAAGAAACTGGGTAAAATTGACAGATAAAGAAAAAGAGCAGATAATTGAAAGATGCTCAAGATATTCGTAGGATTTGATGGAAAAGTAGAACCGATTGCTTATCATGTATTTTGCCAAAGCGTAATAGAAAAGGCGAGTATACCGGTTAGTTTTACACCATTAGCATTAAATACATTACCAAGTTATATGGAAACGCATAAAGATGGTAGTAATGCTTTTATATATTCAAGATTTTTAGTTCCTTATCTTTGCGATTATCAAGGACAAGCGTTATTTGTTGATGGTGATATGTTATGCCGAACAGATATAGCAGAATTATTAAAAGAAATAGATACAACAAAAGCAGTATCAGTAGTCAAACATGATTACGAAACGAAATATCCAATTAAATATTTAGGAAATAAAAACGAAAATTATCCTAAAAAAAATTGGTCTAGTGTTATACTATGGAACTGTAGTCATTTTAAAAACAGGATATTAACTCCTGAATACATAATGACAGCAACCGGTAAACATTTACATAGATTTGAATGGCTTAATAATGAGTTTATAGATTTAGTCGGTGAGATTCCAAAAGAATGGAACTGGTTAGTATCAGAGTATGAATACAATGAAGATGCTAAATTAGTTCATTTTACTATTGGAACACCATGCTTTGATGATTACAACAGATGTGATTATGCAGAAGAATGGGCATTTACTTTAGATAACTTATTAATACCATTAGAATATTAAACAACCAACCATTTATGGAGTTGAAAATGATTAAAAATTATGCAACTTTCGGAGTTATAAAGGGGTCAAAATGCAAGGAGTAGAGCATATCCCAACGGAAGAAAAACGAAAGTTAGTTAAAACATTGGCAGCAGTTGGAATCACTTATGAAGATATTGCAGCTAAATTAGATATCAGTTCAGATACATTAGTCAAACATTACAAGACAGAATTAACAGATGGTCGTGTTGATGCAAATGCAAACATAGGTCAGAAGTTATATCAACAAGCAAGTGGAGGTAATACACAAGCACAGATATTCTGGTTAAAGACTAGAGCTGGGTGGAGTGAAACTAATAAACATGAAATAACAGGTGCGAATGGTTCATCTATACCATTAAGCGTAGCTGTTGAGTTTGTAAATGCAGAACCAAGAGACGAAGAAGTTTCCGAGTAAACTTAATTTTCTCTTTACTCCTCGCCGATATAAAGTCGCATATGGTGGTAGAGGTAGTGGAAAGTCATGGGGATTTGCTAGAGCATTATTAATTGAAGCAGCAAAAAAACCTTTGCGTATATTGTGTGCGAGGGAAATACAGCGTTCTATTAAACAATCAGTTCACCAGTTATTATCAGACCAAATACAAGCCATGGGTTATGGTGCTTTTTATCAAGTATTAGAATCAGAGATAAGAGGTGTTAACGGAAGTCAAATAAACTTCACAGGTCTTGCTAACAACACAGTCGAAAGTATTAAATCATTTGAAGGTGTGGATATATGTTGGGTAGAAGAAGCTCAAACAGTTTCTAAACGCTCATGGGATATATTAATACCAACGATACGTAAACCAGATAGTGAGATATGGGTAACATTTAATCCTGATTTAGATAGTGATGATACCTATACTAGATTTGTAATTAGTCCTCCTGATAACTCAATCGTAACTAAAGTAAATTGGTCAGACAATCCATGGTTTCCAAATGTATTAGATGAAGAACGATTACACGCAAAAGCAAACAATCCTGACTACGAAAACATTTGGGAAGGTGAATGTAAGTCTGCCGTTGATGGTGCTATTTATGCTGACGAAATAAGAGAAGCACAAGAGCAAGGTCGAGTAACTAATGTTCCTTACGACCCAATGCTCAAAGTTCATGTCGTCATGGATTTAGGTTGGAATGACAGTATGTCAATCATTCTATGCCAAAAAGGATTAGCAGATTTAAGAGTGATTGGTTACATAGAAGATGACCACAGAACTCTTGATAGTTATTCTGCACAATTAAAAGACCTACAATATAACTGGGGTCAAATGTATTTACCACATGATGGTCAGTCAAAAGATTTTAAATACGGTATATCAGCTGAAGATATCATGAGAAAACAAGGTTGGGATATTAGAATCGTTCCTAAACTTGATATAGAATCAGGGATTAAAATATCAAGAATGAACTTTCATAAGGTTTATTTTGATAAATCAGCTAATCGTCTGATAGATTGTTTAAAACATTACAGACGTAATATTAATGCAACAACAAATGAGCCTACTGCTCCTGTTCATGATGAGTATTCTCATGGAGCAGATGCGTTCAGGTATTTATGCGTATCAGCAGATAAAATGACCAATGAGTCATGGCAAAATCAACCGATACAATATTCTAATTTAGGAATCGTTTAATGGAAAAATTCACAGAAGAAGAAATACTCAGTAAGATTGATAATGAGGAACAGATTGCTTATGGCATAAATGATTCCCAGCTTTCAGGTGAACGTGCTGAAGCTATCAATTATTATTTGGGTGAACCATTCGGTAATGAAATCGAAGGTCGTTCTCAAGTTGTATCTTATGATGTTCAAGACACGATTGAATCTGCTCTTCCACAGTTACTTAAAGTGTTTGTATCTGGTGATGAAGTCGTTAGATTTGAACCTAAAAGTCCAGAAGATGTAGAAGCTGCTGACCAAGAAACTGATTATGTAAACCACATCGTCATGGAAAAGAATCCGGGATTTGAAATATTTTATGTGTGGTTCAAAGATGCACTTCTATCTAAAAATGGTTACGTTAAAGTCTATTACGAAGAAGAAGAAGAATACGAGACAGAAGAATATAAAGGATTAACTGATGGTCAATTAGATATGTTGGCATCAGATGATAACATTGAAATAGAAGAACACGAAGAATATCCTGACCCATCTGTTAACATGGAAGCAATTCAACAGCAAGTTGCTATGATGGGACAAGACCCTAACATGGTTCCGGTAGCTATGTTGCATGATGTTAAAATCAAAGTTAAAGAAATCAATGGTGAAATACACGTTAAAAACGTAGCACCTGAAAATATGATGATTTCTGTTGACTGCATCGGCACAGATTTAAATACAGCACGTTCCGTTCAGCATCGTGAACTCATGCACCCAGCAGAAGTCGCAGAAGCATTTGATATTGATGAAGATGAAATCAATACAATCATGGCTGAGATGGACGAGTTTGAAATTGAATCTAATGCTCGTGACATTTATTCAGAACAATATGATAGAGCCGTAGATACATCAGAAGTATTAGTGCGTGATACTTATATTAAAATCAATGGCGAACGTAAAAGATATGTAGTTATTGGTAACAGAATTGTTTATCGTGAAGAATCATGTGAACACGTGCCATTTGCTTGTATATCACCAATGCTCATGCCACACAGGCACGTTGGTCGCTCTTACACAGA